TTCTATTTCTGCAGAAGGCGTATTTTTAACTGGCGTGTTATTGTTAGTCGACGGAGCTGCCGGCTGGCTGCCGGCACTAGTGGTGCCAGGCAATCCCGGGGGCACTCCTAATCTTGGCCATTCAGGATCGTTGGGCCCGAGCTTGGTTTCTTTTCTAATATCATACATCAACAACGAATAACTTCTAGGATGTATGCCCAAACTGTCCGCAGGAAATGTTCTTAAATCTATAAATGTATCACTTTTGCTGGCAGCAAATTTCTTTACCACAGCATTGGCCTGCTCGTTGTAAGGACCTAGCCATACATATTTCTGTGCTTTTAATGAAGATCGTATCGAATCTAAGTTTGATTCTAAAGCACCAGCATTACCCTGTCCTGTGGCAAAATCATTCGTTCCGGCACTGACCACAGCCCATTTTGCTCGTTGCACATCTTTGTTGCGAGCCACTCTATTACTGATAGCACTGCTGGTTAACCCTACAGCACAGTCACGAAGTGAGTTAGTCATCATTTCGCTAGATAACCCATAGGCAATACTGTCCCCAATGAATACTATATACGGAGGAGGCAATCCTTCAACTTCAACCCTAAAAGGTTTATCTTGTTCAAATAAATCTATGTATTTTCGTAGCAGTCCAGAGCTCATCAACTATTCCTCGATTAGATATTTATTCTAAATCTAGGGTTAGATCTCGTCAGTTCCGATGTTATTAAGCAATTGGCGTAGTTTACTGCTTTCAACAGCGGCTTTGGGCTTGCTAACACTGATACCTGCCAATGGGTCAACACCGTCTTTAGGCTTAGCACGTTCCCAAGGTTGTGCACCAGTTGTAGCAGTTGTATCAGCGGCCACACTGGACTTTTGTTTAATTTGATTGTATATCTGCGAAGGCGTATTCTGCCCAGCGTTGCTTTGATATTCATCTTCACCCGGATCAGTAATGCGCAGTGTGTCAATGTCAAAGTCTAGGTCAATCTTTTGTCCTACACCGCTTGAGCTACGTGTTTTCATTAACTGGATTTGATATTTGCCACGCTCACGCATAGCTCTTGATGTAAAGATACCAAACACATTGTCCGCTGTCTGGATCTTAGAGAGTCCGCCTGAAATGTGACTGTGATCAAACTCTACTTCTTCTACAGCACCTCGATTCAACTGTGCCGCAGTTACCAGCACACATTGTTTTTCCACTGCTAGGTTACGCAGTTCTTCACTTACATACTTGTCTTTAATAAACAAGTTTTCTGCTGAGATCTTTTTGCTAATAGGCATTAACAAGTCTAGGTAGTCCACTAACAAGATATCAACTTTACGTCCTAGTTTGATTTCATATTCTTTTAAGTAGCTACGAACATCATTGGCTGTCTTACCCGACGGCATATATTTGACTTGATATGTGCCCGATTTCTTTCCAATAATCCTAACTCGCATCTCAACTTCGTCAATCTGTTTAAAAACATCTCTTGCAGGAATCTCAGTGATCATCGAGTCCACACGCATGGACACAAGTTCTTCACTAAGTTCAAGTGTTAGGTATACTACATTGTAGCCCTGTAGTGCCCAGTTCACACCTAGGTTTGCCAAGAATAGACTCTTACCTGCACCTGATCCACCTGCAAAGATGTTTAACTCTCCACGGTTCATACCGCCAAACAATTTCTTGTCTACAGTATCCCAACCTGTTTTCATTTGACCATTTTTGTCTTTGATCCTCATCAAGCGAGCTCGCGGATCTAAGAAATAGTCTGTGCCCATGTCTTTAGTCAACCCAACTTGCACAGCTTTCTTAACTAGTTCTTCAACTGGTCCATACTCGCCCTTTTCCAACAAGTCGGCACTGGCTAGAATGGCTTTTTCTAAACCTTTGTGTCGGATAAATGTTTCAAAGTCTGTGAGCAACCAGTCATAGTGTTCTTCTTTAAGACTGTCTACCTTTTGCAGTCCCGCACCCGTGGCCGCATTGACAATCTCATATGTAGGCAAGACATTATGCTCTACAACATAGTCGTTGATAAACTTTGCCTGTGATTGTAATTTCCGATCAAATAGTTCATGATCAAAAATACTCTGGCAGCGAACAAATGTCTCTGCATCACTTAGCATCATTTCTAAGTATAGCTTTTGGATGTCATATCCGTAGTCTGCATTTTGTCTAATAGTCATAAGTGTATTATATACTCTTTATACGTTAATAGCAATGTGTTTGACTGGATCCCAGTCTCTCCACAGTCTTTGTTTAGTGTGATACAACACCGCGCCAATGCTACTGCTAGGATCTCCTGGATCGGGCAATGACCAAATATATTTGAACTTCGGTTCAACTTGAGTTTGATTTGCTCGACTGTTCATAGCGCAGCCGCCCATATATACTAGACAGTCTGCACTAGTTAGTTCTTTAGCTTTATACATAACTTTACCAACTTCTATATTAAATCGTTCTTGGACTGCGGCTGCTGTGTCACACTGTTCCTGGAATAGATGCGGATTAGGATTCCAATCCAATACTCCTCGATGGAAGTTGTAGGTTAGATCAACGGGTCCTATGTTAAAGTAGTTGGCCACATCTCTACGGTATCTATCTGGAGTGCCTTGTTCGGCCATCCTTTGTAATAGGTGCTCATCTCTCAATGGAGTTAACCCAACAAACTGAGTAAAGGCACTGTAGAATAATCCTAAACTATGTGGATAACTTCTGCTCCATATTTTCTTAATCTCGCCGTTCCTACCTTCCCAGATAGTGGCACACTCAAACTCCCCAATGGCATCTAAGACTATAATGGCACAATGATTGAACGGACTAGTGTAGTAACCTGCGGCAGCATGGCTGGCATGGTGTGCGGTATATTCCAATGATGCATATTTTAATCCGGCTCGATCTAGATATAGTCTTGGTAACACTGACATGTCGGCGGCTGTTTTATATTGCCCTGCATATACCTGCCTTGCTTTCTTTATCCAAGGGCGTTCATACCAAAATACTTTATTCGGCCCGCCGTGCTCTAGTGCATTGTAGAGAGCGTCTTTAGGTATTTCATCTTCGGTGAACTTGTTAAAACTAAATCTATTGCCGTCAAATACAGCCATGCTGGATCCGTGGTTTAATGCGTTGACACCCCAGTAAATCATTTATAGATAAACGGGTCTCGCTCCCGTAATTCTCGCATTCGTTGTTCTAGAAGTTTACGTTGTTTATATTTGCGCCACGGTGTTGTTACCCACCATTTAAATCTTTGCCAAACCATTTTTTCATCCTTAGTTGTATTTTTAAAGAATTAGATTCTTTACTATTAATGATGCTCCACAGTGTATATATCCTGCCGTATTTCTTCACTGCATCATTTACATCTTTAACGTCTTCACCCCATTCGGGGAATGACACACTCCATCCAAATTCTAATGCTTGTTCTGCTAATTTAATTCCTGCTTGATCTCTATCAGGTAGCACTACGACTTCACGTTGCAGTCTGTTAAGCAATGCTTGTTGACCGGCACCTATCTCAGCACTAGTCAGCGCAACACCGCCAATACATATTGCATCTATAGGACCTTCTACTGCTATAACAAATTTCTTGTTAATAGTCTGTTGATCTAGGTTAAACACATATCCAGGTTGTTGTTCGCTGATGTATTTTGGTTTGCCGTCTGTTATTCTACGAGCAGTATAACCTACAATTTGATTTTGATAATAGAACGGAATTATTAAACGATTTTGAAACCCGTCCTCAGGAGTCCAATAAAAATTATAATCTTCTAAGTAGAGTTTTCTATGTGCCAAATACTCAAGAACGGGGATTAGTTCAATAGGCAAGTCGTCAAGATAGCTTACTATAGGTTCTGCACCCAATGGTAAGGCTTTGTCTATGAATACTGGAATACTACTTTTGATACCAGTATCTTCAATGCCTTCTTTGTGCCTTAGGGCATCTAACATACACCTGTTAATTTCAGTATCTGAAACGTTGAGCCATTTCATTAACTTTTTAACTTTTATACTGACATTTCTTCCAGGTTGCCAGCTGGCTTTGAAGCCACAATTGAAACAATGATAGCTAACACCCTCATTGATCATTATACCGCCACGTTGGCGTGTATCGGCACTGGTGCCGTTGTGGTGGCAACATACCGCATTAAAACTTACCCATCCGCTGGGGGTCGTTTTACGCTTAGGTGGTAAATGTTGCTGTATTGTTTCTATTATAAGACTCATTGAGCCTTATTTTAGTTTCTTAATAGGACTTTGTCAAGGCTTCCGGCTGTCTTAGTATATCTAACTCTAAACCAACTGTATACGCCAGAATAGTTTTTATAAAATGTAGTATCACCGGGCACTACGGTAATGTCGTCTAATTCTACCCATTGAACACTTTGGCTAGTCTCGCTCAAGCTGGCATCGATATAAATGGTTCCATTAAGTGCATTGGGATAAAATGCAAAGGTGTGCAATGCTAGGTCGCCATTGATTCCAGGTTCGGCCCCTAATGCACTGCTGTATAACACACTTTGTTCTTCTAAGAAACTAGTAGCTGATATTATTGGCTTTGGTTCAGGCATCACGTCGCCAATTAATTGAACTTGTCCTTTGGCACCGTATTGACTATCTGCATACAAAATTGTTTTAACGCCAACGTTAGATTCTATATACAACACGTAGTTATAGTATCCTTTGTCCAAATTAAGAGTATCACTTTCGTCTAACGTCACTGAGCATATACCAGTGATTGCAGAAAGGTCGGCTACTTTCTCTGCAATCAAGGCATTATTCAAATCAGTCATTACAAACTTGATAGTATAACCTGTTAAACTGATTCTTTTCTGATCAGCATTCTTAATGTCAAATTCAATGACATTATCTATGTTTTTATAAATTTTTATGATACGCTGATACACTATTTGCATCTCCACAGAAAAGGAAACCAAATCCGCTATGACTACGACCCGGTTCGAGTATAAATAATTTGAAATTTTTTGCATATGGTCCCCAATGTATTTATATGGTTAAATTAAGAGAAAACATCGAACAAACACTCCCATTCATATCTGTATTACTATACGGGGAAGAAGAATACGTCGGATTGATAATCAATCAAGATCAGTATGTTACCAGCTTCTACGATTTGAATTCTATTAAAACTCCCGACGAAAAAACAGTGTTTTTAGAACAAGGAGAGGTATGGTGGTGGGAAAGTAATCGTCAAGTTCCTATTAACATCTTTCTTAAAAACGAAGTCCACCCGTTTAAATATGCAATAAAAACGTTTAACAGCAAAGATGTTAAAATCTTACTGGGGCCTGTTGTTAATATACTAAGTCTAAGTATCAAAAGAGTTAAACGTAAATCAGTTCAACTAGTCAGAAAACGTTAACTAAATTCATAACTGATCTGCTCACAGATCAAGTTCATCTGAACAACCACAGCCTGTGCATAAGCCACAGCATGTGACTTCTTAAAGTAGTATTCACCATCCTCGGGCTTTGTCCAGATAGTCGTCATCACTGTCGTCCAATCCTTCCCAATCAAGTGTCTCTTGGCTGGTCGTATCATAGCCAAAACGGCCGCTAGTTGGAGTATACTCTTCGGCTTCATCTGTCTCAGGATTGCGCCGTGCCCGTTGACGTGAAATAGTAAGTTGCTGAAATCGTCCTGCTCTAAAAGGTCCCATAGCGGCTCCTGATTCATTAATTGATCCAGATGTTCTTCGTTCTTAACACCTTTATAAATGTTTACATTTAAGAAATCAATTTTAAAATAACCTCGGTCTTCTGCTGTCTTATAATCAATATTAGCTAGACCAGTTACTGGATTATGCGGAATGTCTGTTACATATACACTGGTATTGTGAGGAACTAATTTTTCATCTTCGAGCCTAGTAGCTTGAACATGTGTTAACTGACTCAGCGCAAGTTTGCGATCATAAAAGTCTATATCAATATCGGGCATTTTAATGTATGACATCTGTTTCAAATAACATTAATGGTAAATTGTTTGTTAGGAATGTTGCATAACTATCTGCATCTTCTAAGTTAGAAAAACCAGTTAGCTTTACATAAACCGTAGTATCTTCTTCGCTGAGAATAACTTCAAGGTCTAAATTTTGTAGTGCATCTGTAGATGGAATAGTGCTCATAATTTTGATTCCTGAACAACTTGACTAACTAGTTCTATATCGAAGTTACGTGTTCTAAATTTCTTTTTCCAGAAAATAGGATCAATCATCGCTCCGATTGTTTCTAATTGCTCGTCGTTAAATTTGTTTAATAAGTCTTTGCCTGTTGAGCAATTTAATAATAACCACGGAGATATTTTTCCATCTTTAATATGAAACATAGCTCTGTTAGGATTAACATAGATAAAATAATGATTCCATGCTGAGTTATTTTCACTAGCCCATCCAGTCATGGTATCTATGCTTCTTTCTAACGCAGTTTCGATTGGCTCAGTTTTAATTAAGTCAATTACAAACTTTTCATAGAGTTCTTCTCGGCACCAATGGTCAAGTTTAATATTGCTAGTTACAACATAATCAATGTATTTGTCAGGATACAAAGGATTTACATTGCTAATAAAACTTCCAAACTTTACAAATGCATTGTAGTAAGGGCTTTTGGCAAAGTCGTCATAACTTTTTAAAATTTTTAATTTTTGAGTTAATGTATAAAATCTGTTGTATGCAGTATAGCCCATGACTACATGTTTATCGGTGCGAGCAAGGTATCTACGCTTGGGCTCGCACATATGCACGATCAACGTTTTTTCTTTTGTGAATTTGCTGCCACAATGTTCACATGCATAGTCTTGTCGGGCTTTTAAAGTTAACATATCACTCGTATTTAATCGAATAGTTTTTTAATTTGAGAATCGTCATAGCCGAGTCTAACAGCATGTTTTTTTAATTCATTAACTGGTGTTATTTTAGACATCAGTTCGATTTCATCTAGCTTGGCATTAGGAAATGCTTCTAACAAAAACTTTGTTTTTTTGTTAGATCCTTTTTCCTTTTTCTTAAAACCAATCCATTCATGAAAGAATATATTTTTACTTTCATGACTGCACATACAAATCAATTGCCATAATAACTTTGGATGATTTTGTAATACATACCAATGCTTGTTAAAATACTCATTGACTGCCAATACAAAATGTTCTTGTGTATCTCTGTTAGAAGTTTTAACAGTGCTAATATATCGATTTAAGATAAAAAACTCGCCCTTGATTCTTTTTCTTTCTTCGTCAGATACTTCATCCCACAGGTCTCTAGCACCAACGTCAATGGCTGCTAGTTTTTCTTTTAATTCAAGTTTTTCACTCATATGTCATTATACAATCTTTTCTGTAAGCCACCGACTTTTTATATCCCCAACTGGCTAAAATGTTAACAGATTCCTGTCCAGCTTCTCCGTATATCTCTGATAGATTTTTCTCTTCCATTAGTATAACTGGCTTGAATTTTTTAATTGTTTGCTCTGCGCCTCTAATGATATGAGGTTCGTATCCTTCGCAATCAATTTTAATCAATCCACAACTGGCAAAATCAAATGAGTCAATGGTTTTAATTATTTCGTCACCGCCTTCAACTGCGGGATCAATATGTGTGCCGAAAGAGTTTTTTACATACTTCAATGACACATTTTTTTCTTGATCACCTAGTCCACAATCAAATACTTTAACAGATGTTAAATTAAACTTTGCAATATTTTGTTCTAAACATGCACGGACTTTTGAATCTAATTCAAAAGCATATACATTCTTAAATCTTTGATGTAAGTGATATGACATTATGCCATAATTTGCACCAGCATCTATAGCACTGTCAAAATCTTTTACAAATTTTAATGCATCAATTAATTGATTTTTTTGATAATCAAGAACTTGACTGTTTGTTCTATGGCTCCACTTGTTCTGTTTAGCCACAGCTTTCATTAGTGCTTTATCGTTGTCTAGAACAATCCAATCTGAGATATTATTTGCCATAACTTAATTTGTATATTAGTATAGCATTATCCAAGGCCTTTTGTAAAGAGGGATTGGTTTTAGCTAACCGGCGAATTTCGCCCCACATTTGATCTTCCTTTAAGTGTTCTCTCAAAGGTCGACCGTCATTGGTCCTAGAATCGTAATCCCACCCGATTTCTTTACGTGTGCTCGGGTCTGCGCCAAACTCTCTAGCATATACTATACCATCTGCACGTTCGTATATGTATGGTGTGTCTGAATTAAGTTGTCCCATGTTTATTGAACCCCACAGTTTCTCTTGCAATATTATCATGATCAAATTCTGCCCAATACAATTCAAAGGCAATGCAATCTTCAATTGCTTCAAATTGATGATATTCTCCAGGTGCAACTTTGGTATACTGCCCTGCTTCTAAAATAGTTTCATCGACTAGATCGTAATTGTTTTTCCAAACACGAATTATCATTTTTCCAGACTCAACAAAGAATCCATTCCATTTAAATTTGTGTTTGTGCTTACTGCACACTCCGCCAGCTTTGGCTTCGATGCGATGAAATTCTAAAACACCGTTGGCTTCTAGTAGCTCGGTTTGACCCCATACTTTTCCTTGTTTCATAATATTTTACTCATATCAATAATTTCGCTTTGTCTACTTACTTCTTTAGTAAAATAAACACACGGCGGCTTTGGTCCGTCAGTTAACGGAACCGATAGTAAATGATTATTTTTTAATTTAGGAAAGAACCATTTAACATCATTATAGAAATTTACAATCTCAATCTTGTAAAAATCCATTTTAAAACTGCTCAATGGATTAAAACAAAATGCTTCAAATCCTCTATCATTCAAACTGGTTAACGGCAACACCTCAATGTCGTTGCCGGTTTGACTATCACCTACAGCTATGCTCCAATCAATAGGCATGGTGATCTCATGTTGACCTATTCTAAGAACCATTGCAGGACTGTTAAATGATTCTAAAAAGATCAGAGGAACAAAAAAGAAATCTGGTTCTTTTGGATCACTGTTATCCAGCACAGCAAACCTCATATCATCATCTACTTCTTCAGGTAGATTGTTTAAGTCGAAACTTATATTGTCTAATGTTAATATATACATCTTATTTTTTATTTTCCATATTTTTCTTTTCCATAAATGCTCTTATTTTTTGATATCCAAATTTAAAAGAATGGGTCCATCCTGAGAACTTGTTTGTATAAATTTCATCAGTCATTACTTTTAATTCTATTGTTACTGGGCGTTCGGTAATAGGAATCATATGCATCAATACGTCATTGGTCTTAATTTTTACAATATACGGTTGTTGTCCAACCCTAAACAATGTATTAACATTTGCTTGATTGTTATATCTAAACTCAGTAACTCCTGGGATGCCACACCAATCAAGAGGAGAGCTTTGGTGCCATACAGGTTGTATCAACATCCATTTAATAGGCTCAGCACACCAAAACCACCAAGGATTATGAAACTTAAGATTAGTATATCCGTTCCATGCGTCAGTTGCTTCAACAGCAACATTATGTTGACTTGTAGGATTCATACCGTAAAAAGATACTGGAGATTTTACATCAGATTGGCCATTAGGAAGAATTGTAATATCAAACTCTCCCCAAGCTGGTATTGTAAATCCTTCTCCTAATAAATCTTTTAGACCTGGACAATTTCGCACATTGTTATCATGAGATCTTGGAAGTTTATCAAACCAAACAGGCCGCATATCTTTTGTGCGTTCTATTGGAAAATAATCAATCAAGTCGCCTACCGGTGCATATGCTTCTAATACTATTGGTCTTGTTTTCTTTAAAAATATCATATTAATTCCAATCCACTTTTGTTAGATGCTTCTTCAGGTAGATTGTTTAAGTCGAAACTTACATTGTCAAGTGTTAATATATACATCTTATTTTTTCTTTTCCATAAATGCTCTCATTTTTTGATAGCTGTATTCGAACGCATGTTGCCATGGTTGGAATTTCCTTTTGTAAATTTCATCAGTCATTACATCTAATTTTAAAATAACAGGTCGTTCAGTTACAGGAATTATTTGTAATAACGGTTCTCCTGCTTTGATTTTAGTAGTATACGGTATATCGTATATTCTCCATACTGTGTTTATATGACAATAGTGTAAATATCTAAATTCAGCAGCACCGGTAATCGGTGTCCATCGTAACGGATCTGCTTGGTGCCATGTTGGTTGAACCATTAACCATTTAATTGGTTCACTACAATACAGATACCATGGATTATGAAATTTAAGATTTGTGTAACCGGGCCATGCTCCGGGTGCCTCTGCAGAAATGCTGTGCTGACTAGTTGGTGGCATGTCATAGAATGACACTGGGGATATTACATCAGATTTACCATCAGTGTTGATAGTAATTTCAAATTCCCCCCAAGAGGGAAAAATAAATCCAGAACTCAATAAATCTTTTAGACCCGGACAATTTCTAACAGTGTGAGTTTCATGAGGTTTAGGTAAATTTGGAAACCAGCTAGGTGGAGAATCTTTAGCTTTGACCATTGGAAAATAATCAATTAATTCGCCTGCCGGTGCATATGCCTCTAATATTATTGGTTTTGTTTTCTTTAAAAATATCATATTAATTCCAATCCACTTTTTCTAAAGTAAATGGGTATTTGGCTTCCTTGTAAAATTTCTTTCTAGTAGTTAAGTGTTTTTTGGCATACTTGCAAGTGCTGGTTAGATCCCATATTTGCACAAAGTCTTTGTCTTCTGCCTTACGGATACCACGTCCTATCGACTGAATAACTCTGACAAACGATTTGCCAGGCTCCAAAAGAACCAAGTTAAAGATCCTAGGTATATTAATACCAACAGCCGCGACACCATAGGTTGCAACAATAATTTTGTTGTCAGCAGTTTTAATTTCGTCATATTCTGTTTTCCTGTCTTTGGTCTTCACTGCACCTGAAATAAACACACTATCTGCTAGCTCATTGACTATGAAATTTCCAGAGTCAATTCTATTAACTAATACCAAAGTATTTCCTGTATCTGAAATACCCTTAATAAGTTTACTTAGGTATATCATACGATCATCGTCTGTTACTAGGTATTTTAATTCTTCGGCATAAGTTGGGAACTCTGGCAAATCTAGCAATTGAACAATGTTCACATGGCAGTTTGATAACACACCTTTTTCTTGTAGTTCATGTGCTTGAATAGAATTAATCACTGGACCAATACTGGCAAATATTGCCTGACTTTCAAAATCTTCTTTAGGCACAGTTCCAGTTAATCCCCAACGTATAGGTGCGTTGCAGAAGTTTTGTGTAAGTAGATTTTTTAAAACATCAGCCTTGGCCATGTGGACTTCGTCAACAATCACAGTTCTTACGTCATTAAGAAATTCTGCTAATGTAAGTATGTTGTGTTCTTGATTTTTACTTTTCTTATCTAGAATGTTAAGACTTTGCCAAGTGCAGATTGTATGCGTTTTACCGAGTTCTTTTCGATCGCCATAGTATACCCCAACGTCTAATCCACAGTTACGGAAGTCTTCTTCTGTTTGTTCTACTAGACTTTTATTGGGAACAATAGTAACAGTGCGACCATACTGTTCGCATATTTTACTCAGCGTTGCTGTTATAATAGTTTTACCAGCGCCAGTGGCAACTTCTTGTAGTGCCTGAGGATTTTCTAAAAATCTGTTAATGACATCGTATTGGTAATCACGCAGTCTTATGGGCTCACCTTCCTTAATGTGTCCTTTAGGCCAAGTCAAATCTCCCCAAAAGTCTTCTTGAACTTTAGGAAATGATATCTGTATTGGCTCCCGCAGGTCTTCAACTTCTTCAACGTCTATACCACTGTCTGCTAGTATTTCTAATACACGTTCTAATTGATTAACATATCCGTTGCCACCGAGGCCAAACAATGTAGAAGTGCCATCCCAGCGGCCAAGTCGAAATCTCGGCATGTATCTTGCATATGGAATTTCATATTTAAATGCATTGCTTAGTTTCCGCCTGACTTCTAAACTGAGGCCTTCTAATTTAATGTTTACTTCGTCGCGTATTATTAATTTACACAATTTCTTCTATTGCCTCTTTTAACGGTTTCTTGTCTTGATAATGTATTACTAAATCACAATAGTCTGTTAACAGTTTAACTCTGTTAGAACCTAA